CGGAATGGTTAAGTGCCTGCCGAAGGATTGTAAAACCCGGTGGCGTCGCTGCGTCGTTTATAGACTGGCGGCAAATAGCGGCACTTAAAGATGCTATGCAAAGAAGTGGTTGGATAGTACGAGGAATAATACCGTGGGACAAACAAAATGCCCGCCCGCAACCTGCAAGGCCAAAGCAACAATGTGAATTCATTATATGGGGTTCTAATGGTTCATTGAATATAAAACGGAATGCGCCATACATGTCAGGATTATTTTCATATCCTGCAGTACCTGCCTCAAAACGTCAGCACCAATCGGAAAAACCTATTGAGCTTATGCAGGAGCTTGTACAAATTTGCGAGCGGGGTGGCCGTATTATAGACCCATTTGTTGGATATGGCACGACAATATGTGCCGCAAAGCTTGAGGGGTTCGGCGCGCTGGGTATTGAAAAAAATGTATATCACGGCACTAAAGCAATAGAAAGATTGAAAAATATTTAGCGAGGAGAAAAATATGAGATGGAGATGGGAAGCCTTAAAGGCTGGGGTTACCGGTAAAGCAGAAAATTTACAACGGTTTTTCAGCTCCCGATGGACAGAGCCGCCCGACCGCAACACCGCAGAATTTTTAAAAACATATACACATAATCCGCGGCTGTCACCTGTAACCAAAATATCGACGGACTTAGCATCGGTTCCCGGCACGCTTTACAGGATTAAAAAAAGTGGAGAGAGGGAGGAAATACCGAACCATCCCTTTTTGGATTTCATGGCAAACCCTAATCCTCTGCCGCATATAACAAGAACGGCACTTTGGAAATTAATGGAGCAATATCTGCTAATAAAAGGCGAAGGCGCGTCCATCATTGAACGGGATAGAGCAGGATATCCGATGGAGTTGTGGCCGGTACCGCCTAACTGGATTATGGATATTCCCCGCTTAGGCTATCCGTATTATGTAATTCGTTCGCGTGACGGCAGGCAAATGCCAGTCGAAGCGGCAGACGTATTTATGATGCGCCAGCTCAACCCGGTTGACCCTTACAGCCGCGGCCTAGGAGAATCGGAGGCAATCACCGACGAACTGGAAACCGACGAGTATATGGCGAAGTTTGCAAAACGCTTTTTTTATAATGATGCAACGCCTCCGACTATTATATCGGCGCCGGGGCTTACCCCTGACGAGCGCGACAAATTCAATGAATCGTGGAAAGAGCGGCACCGCGGGATAAATAACGCGCATAAAATCGCCGTAGTAAACCGCGAGTTAACCGTTCAAAAGCTGGTTAGCAACCAACGCGAAATGGACTTTGCCACATCACGAAAAGACTTGCGCGATGCAGTAAATGCACATTTCGCCGTACCGCCCGAGATATTGGGAATAGTCGAAAACAGTAACCGGGCTACAGCTATGCAGGCCAAAATTATTTATGCGGAAAATGTATTGATGCCGCGGCTTGAAGCTAGGCAGAACGCTATCAATTCACAGCTTTTATCGGCATGGGGCGAAGACCTATATTACGAATTTGAAGATATAGTACCGCAAGACCAAGAGTTTGCGTTGCAACAGGCAAACGACGGATTGAAAAACTCCGCTATTATGGTTGACGAATGGCGCGAGCAAAACGGCTATGAACTGCTGCCCGATAATAAAGGACAGATATTGTACGTCCCTTATTCTATACTGCCGACAAAGCCGGAAGAATTGACACAGACCGCGCGCGAAAATGAAACCCAAACATCGCCGGCAACGGCGCCGCAAGCAGAGGATACACCTTCGGATATAGAGCCTAAGAACAAAACCGAAGACGTTGAGCAGTTGGAAGTTGCAAAAGATATAGCGTTAAACGGCGCGCAGATATCAAGCCTTATGCAGATTGTCCAAAGCGTTACGGAGGGCGGACTAGGCCGCGAGTCTGCGATAGAGATTATTACAGCCGCTTTCCCATATGACAGGGAAAAAGCCGAGCAGATACTAGGCGAAGCAAAGGCCGCTACAGAAAAACGGGCGGAGAGAAAAGCTTCTAACACACGCCGCTTACAGGCGGCACACCGCGACCGTGTCAGGATATTAAACGAAACCCAGCGGAAGGCAAAGCCGCAGGTCGACCGCTTTTTGACTAAGCAGTTAGACGATATCTTTAAGGCTATGAACATAGAGCGTAAAGACAAAAGCGATGACTTTTGGGCTAAACTCACCGTCGCGGAGGGTATGAAGTTTGATATTGACGACTTACGCACAAAAGCGATGGATGCATTGGAGCATCTCATAGACTGGCCGGAGCAGGACGCGGCGCTTAATTCTACGTTATCGCCTGTGTGGGAATCGGCATTTGAGGCAGGCGCAAATTCCACAAAGGACGGATTGGGTATCGAAGCTATAAGTGCTCCCAAGATGACAGACCACATGCGCGAGCAGGGCTTTAAACGCGTTAGCGATATAAACGAAACGACACGAAAAGAGCTTGCTCGCAGCCTTGCGGACGGCATCGAAGCCGGCGAAGGACAAGCGGAGCTTATAAAGCGCATACAAGAGCATATGCCAGACGTACAGGCGGGCAGAGCCTCCGCAATCGTGAACTGTGAAACGCACACGAGTATGCAGTCCGGAAGTTTTGAGCAAATGAAGTACGGCGGTATAAAAACAAAAACTTGGATAACCGCCGGCGATGACAACGTCCGCGCGAACCATGCCCAGCTTAACGGTCAAACCGTCCCGATAGATAAACCGTTTTCAAATGGATTAATGTTCCCCGGCGACCCCGCAGGTTCGGCCGGTGAAATAATAGGCTGCCGGTGCGACCTACTGCCCGGCGATTTCTAGGAGGAAATATGGAACATATTAATTTACAGTTTAAATCTGTAGAAATCGACGAACAAGGTATATTTACCGGATATGCGGCTATATTCGGTAATGTTGACCTTACCAATGACATTATTGAACCCGGTGCTTTTGCTAAAACCATAGCAAGTGGCGCCGCCAAAGACGGCGTTCCTATATTCGCCCAGCACCAAGATTGGACGGAGCCAATAGGAAAAACGCTGGAACTGCGCGAAGATAAAAAAGGCTTATGGGTAAAAGGATATATAAGCGATACTGTGCGCGGTAAGGATTACCGGAAGCTTGTTAAGGACGGCATATTAACCCAAATGTCAATAGGATATGACCCCACCCAATACACTGTCGACACAAAAAGTATAAGGCACCTGTTGGAATTAGAACTTTTTGAAATCAGCATAGTAAACTACCCCGCCAATTCGGAGGCGAGAATAAACGATTATAAAGGAGGCTCCCATATGGACCCGAAGGAAAAGGACACAAAGAATACCGTAAAAGAAACTAAGGCAGACGAACAGGTTATTTTAACCAAGGACGAACTCAAAGAAATCGTCACACAGGCAGCGCAGGCAGGCGCAGCGGAAGCGCTCAAGGCAGTGACACCCGAGGAAGAAATACCGGAAGAGGAAAAGCCGGAAGATGAAGACGAGGAAAAAACCGAAGGCAAAAAGGCAGCTCCAAAGGCTAAAGAGCAAAAGGCAGCTCCGCAGAATATGCAGCGCAAGTATGCAGATATTTACATCTCCACAGGCGCGCAGCCCAAAGAAGAAAAGTCGGGACTGCCCCCCGGAATCGGTTTTGTTCGTTACCAAAAATGCATGATGCGTGCGGAAAGAGACTTTGATAAGGCGGCAAATATTGCAAAGAAAAGCTATGAAGACCCGTTCCTTGAACGCCAGATAAAAGCTATGTCAGTAACTGCGCCCTCGGATGGCGGTTACTTGGTTCCCGAAGTTTATGCCAATGAGCTTATACCTATGATTTACGCAAAGTCCATAGTATCAAAGCTAGGCGCTCTTGACCTTGATATGGCAAACGGCAACATGACAATACCAAAGCAGATTGGCAGCTCTTCCGCTGGATATGTGGGAGAGTTACGCAAAACAAAGGCATCAAAACCAAAAATGGGTAAATTGAAGATGTCGAGTAAAAAGCTTATGGGTAAAATTATAATTGGCAATGACTTAATAAAATCGAGCTCTATCGGTGCGGATAGGCTTATTCTCAAAGACGCCACGACAGTTATGGCTCTTAGAAGAGATAAAGCTGCCTTGTTTGGTTCGGGGTCTGAATATGAGCCGCTTGGAATATTCAAAATGAAGGATGTTCCAACTATTGATATTAATTCCCTGCCTGACGAAAAAACAATCGGCGCGATGCTTGGCGCTTTAATCCAAAAAGATGTTGACACCACCAAGCTGGGCTGGGGATTTAACGGTTTTGCGTGGCAGGCTCTTTACAACGTTACAGGCGGCACTTCCGGCCTATATATCTACAGGGATGATATGAAAGCCGGTAAGCTGGGCGGTCATGAATTTGCAATCAGCAATCAAATTCCGGCAGCGACTACGACAGGCAATCCTACCGATATAATACTTGGTGATTGGTCGGAATACATGATTGCAAGACAGGGACAAATGGAAAGTGAATTTTTCCGCGAGGGTACTGTTACGGATGAAGACGGCAGCCTTATAAGCGCAGTTGACGACGACTTCACAATCTTGCGCTTAATCGACCTGCACGACTTCGGCGTGCGCCATGAAGAATCCTTTGTCATTGGCAAGGGGTTAAAAACTACCGCCTAACTTGCGGAGATAGGAGCATAAAATATGAAACGTAATTTGTTTGAAGACGTAAAGGCGATGCCTTACGCAAGCGCGGGCGCCATAGATAGGAAAGGCTTTTTGTCGGCAATACTGGCGGCTAAAGTCTCAACTATAACCGGCGACCCGACGGCGGCAAAACTCACCGTTGCAGTAACGCACTGCGATACGGTAGACGGCTCATACGAGGCCGTCGTAGATGCACGAATGTTTCCCAACGGCAAAGAATTTAATATTGACATGACAGCGGACACACCGGCGCTTGATGTCAATATCCCGATAGATTTGTTGGCGTGCAAGCAGTATGTGAAAATAACTGCAACCG